ACACGCGCTCAGGCCAATTCTCACGCATATATCTTACAGTACTAGGCATCCTGTGCTCTATCCGATGTCCATCATCACTAAATGCTATTACTTCGTCCCCATTCTTATGAATCTGAACTCTTGCCCCATCAAACTTCTTTTGTACAATCGCCGGAACCTTAACAACTTCTCTCACAGCTTCCCAACCCACCTTATCGCGATACTTGTAGCCAATGGTCGGCTTCACAGGATGAATGAAACTTCCAACATCAGCATTATTTGTCTGAAGCTCACTCATCTGCACACGCTTTAATGGCTTATGCATCTGCATATCAATATCAAATAGCGGCACATGACTTGTATATGGTCCTGGCACATGCTTCCCCGCTTCATCCTCAAAGACAAAATGAAGGCGCTTCCTCAACTCCTCGGGAAACATCCTCTGGATCCTAAACTGAATAGGAATAGCCATGGGATCGTCCTTCATCATCTTGATCAGTATATCAATATCACCCTCAGTTTTGCCCTGATTAACGACCCCACCTGTCAGTACCACTAGCTCCTTTCCGATTTTCGCAGGACTAAAATAACTAAGGATCTGATCTAAGGTGATCTCTGCACCTTCATAAACACCAGATGTTCCCGGATCAGCATACTCTTTATCTTTCTTCTTCTTATCTTTATCCTTATCTTTGTACGATAACCCTTCTTCCTGTGATAATGGCGACGTGTGATTCATTCCCTTCTCCAACATAGCATTAACAATGGCATCATGCCACTTTTTTACCTGTTCACAAGTCACTTCTTCTTGCAACTCTGCCTTAGTCAATCGTTCACACTCCCTAACAATCGCCTCACAGAACTCATCTGGCATTTTACCCCGCTTATCGCCCCATAATACATTAATTCCGCCATGTTCGCCGCTCTTGTCCACGCCCCTAGGCATAGGTTTATGACAAGGATCGCCATTTTTACAGGGGTCCTTCAGGTTTAAGCCCTTGAAATTGGTCCAAATGTCCGTTTCCTTGCGAAATTCCAGTCCATATTGGCATAAAGTAGTAGTCTTTCGCGGTAAATCCTGCATAAAATCAAACTTTCGCGCCATACCCATAGGCAATTCGATAAACCATGCTTTTGGCCGCTTTTTAGCCATAATTTCGAGTGTTTGACGCAAAAACACAACAGAATCCCAGGCTTTCTGCGTTTTTGCCTTATATTTACCGTCTTTTACGTCCCAATTCTTCCAAGCACCAGCTTTTGACAACCCAGAACAGGGCGGAGATGCCCAAATTATGTCAAAATCACCGGCTACTTCGCCAACTTCGGCATAAAATTGGACCCGATGTCCATGAGATTTGAACAATTTGACAAGATCTCTGGCATCTTCGCCTAATATTAAGACCTTTAAGACGATGAACATCCGCTCCTTTTCCATGCTACATGGGTTAAAAAGTGATAATTCCGTAACTCTTCGGTATCTAAATCACCGATATTTACGTTCCTAAGGTCAGAAATATCGATCTTTTGTCCATCATCTTGAAGACTTCCATACACCCTTTCGCGTAAACCTTCTTTCTTAGGCTTCTCTAACATAGGTGTATCGTCTCTATCCTCAAATTTAAGGTCCTTAATTGTGCTCAAAACATGGTAATCTGTAGCCTTCATGTTCTTCATTGGGTTCCAAACATTCTTAATTATCCAGTTTTGTCGCGCTTCAAGGCTTCCATCATGGGGGTATGACTTAATAAAGCGTAGCCTAGCTTCGTGAACCTCATCCTCTACGCCTCGAGTTTGCTTTAACCCCCCGTTAATGACATGAAAACTCATTTCCGTCGGATCCCCAGGCATTGCTAATTGATGATAAAGACTACTATATATATAGCTCATCGAGTCAATTCCCCAGAAACCAAACTTATTGAGATAGGGCAACTCCCAAGGTTTCGAGAGTCCAAGGGCATGCATCTTGATTCCTTCACTTTTTATCTCGTCCATCAGGCCCAATTGCTGAAGTCTATGTAGTGCATATATCCTTTGCTTATGCCCCCTCCCAGGATATCCGGCAACTTTCATGGACATACGACCTAATCCAATGATATTAGGCTTCATTTTTATGATCTCTTTAACACAACTCTCAAATTCTAGACATGTGTTACCCTGCGGCACAAGCATAACCTCAGTTACATCTGGTATTTTCTTTCCCATGAACTCCTTTTGTCGCTTGACAGACTTAATATGTATATCGCGATCATATAAAACATCGGGACCAACGGCAACATCAGGGACGATTGTATTGACTCTCCCAACCAATTCATCAATAGACAGCAACACATCCCCAAAAATACCATTATCAAGCATAATTTTACCCTTATACGAATCCCGCCAGGGCTGTAACTGCTCTGCTTTCTTCGTCTGGACAGCATTAAGCATCACACCATCAGCGAAGTTGGCTATTTCTCTACGTTCGGCACCCACGAGAAAGACATTAATCGGACTCTGCTTATCATCTAATGATTGCATCTGTTCCAATTCCTCATCAACATACCGTACCTCTGCACCCATCGACAAGAACCTTTTACGCATTTCCGGCGTACTATCTTTCGCCAACACCCGATTTGCTCCCCTTGCATCCAGCTCTAATTGCAGTTTCTCAAATGAAGTGCTCTTCATAGGCAAACAAGTACCATCACAAAAGCACACTTCATCATAATCTTCTGTGGTAGCAAGCCGATTATTCTTAAACAATATCCCTTTACACTTCCCGCCGGACAACATATTATCCCTCTTTGTTGGTGGTGCTGAGAATGGATTAAACGGCTTACAACCATTTCCGCCTTTTTCCTTCATCAAATTGTCTAAAATCCCGCGATAATACTCAAAATCTTTAGGCGTCCACTCATTACCTTTAACATCAGTAAAATTCTTATACTGCCTATAAGTCCCCCAACCCATATGAAGAACTTGACAATAACCTGCAAGTTCTCTTAAACTCATATCCTTCCATTTTATATTAATGCCCTTATAGATACTGGCCAATTCTGGTTTATCGATAGCCAAAGACGTTGGCATATAGGGCAATTTTACACAGCCCTTCCCGCCTTTTTTTCGAAGTAGTTGATCAAGGATCCTCCACATGTTCCAGAAATCTTCCTTACTCCAGGAATGACCCTTCTCATCGGTGTACTTCTGATGCTGTCGCCAAATGCCCCAGGCCATATGCAACTCCCTACAGATAGGCGCAAGTCTTTGAAGACTTAGGTTTGGCCACAGTTTCTCGGCACCTTTATAGAATGGCATATCTTCATCCTCCTCGTCCTAAAGTAATTAAATCAGATTTCCTCAACTGTAGTTTCATCCTCTTCGGCCATTACCGGTGACGCCCCCACAACGGCCAAATCATCTAAACCAACCTCAACGGCATCCTCCATATATTCTTTCACTTTACTCTCTATCTGCTGATCCACACTCTCAGGCGTCTCTTCCCTGCCCCTATTCGGTTGTGATTCCTGTGGAAGAAAACTCTCATCATACTCAAGTCTAAGCAGTCTAAAAAATGCCACCGGGCTCATGACCTTATTTCTAACCGCATAGGCAAATGCCCTCACAAGTGCAGCATCCAAAAATCTCTGCGTCTTCCAAATATGCCTAACCTTAAAATCGACATTATCCTTTCCTTGATTCCACTGCTTCCACACAGCAATAAGTTTCGGATACCATTGCCGCTCGAGCTCAGTGCCTAAATACTGCTGGTCGCTATTCACGGGCCCAACGTACAAGGCCTCCATAGCATCATGAAGGGTTGCCTTTGTGACGGTCTTTTCGCGTGCCAGTATTGCTTTAGGTATCATCCAAAAGCCCATAATGTCCTGGTCCACATTTTCTAAGCTTTTGGTTAATGACATTATATCTGGCTTCAAATCTACGATATCAGCCTTCTCGATCGCAGTATTATAAACAAGACTCTTCCCTGGAACTAAACTCTCCGCAAATTCCGTCATCTTCTTTTTCTTAACTACAGGGTCCTGCCACCTTTCGGTATTCATCTTAAACAACCCAATCGGTGCCCAAAGCCTCTTAGACGCTTCCAATAGGTCCCTGGTCAAATTGACCTTTGCATTAATTGAATCCTTCAGACTTATCACAGCGCTTAATCCCAAATTTTCGCGATCCATGGAATCTAACGTAAAATACAATGCCTGTCTCGGATCTAACCTCCCATTCGTTGCCTCTGGATAATTATAGTAATCCAGTGTCTGTGGCTCATCGTCCTTATAGTGAGGCTCAACAGATTTACTCTTCAACGGCAACAGCGCCTCAATCATTCTTACATTTTGTCCTTCCCTATTCTCAGAACCCCAAACGACCTCCCAGCCGCAACGTCCAATGACCTGTCGCTTCACTAATGATGTATTAATCACATTGCCAATATTCATCTTCCAGTTCATCTCATCAATAAACTGCTTTAGATCCTCATTGTGCGGCTCAACACGCACTTCGAAGCCATCTCTCAGGGCATAATGACTTCGCACATTGATACACGTCCTAACGATACCCACCTTTTTATAAGCATCCCACTCATCCGAAATTCCATATGGCCAGCCACCACCGTCTACGAGCAAACGTTCAAATGACCAATCAAAACCGCCCCCTGTAGCCAGACCCACTTCTTTAACCGCAACACCCTCAGGCATAATTTCCTTGTTATCCTTAATCACTCTCACCTTTTTCACCATTACATCACAACCACAGATACGGTCACTGGCTCTTCCGCAATCGCAGTACTACGCTCTTGAAAGCTATAAAACATATTTACTACCGCATCAGCGGTATCCTTACTTGAATTCCTTTGGTGCTCAACCTTAGTCTGATTGATAACTTCTAAATGTTCCATCTCATGCAATACACGTTCATTGACCGGCAAATCAACCTCACCCATATAGGCCTTCTCCTTAAAGTAATCATACTCACGCTTCCCAACAGTATTCTGTCTTACCTCAATTCCTTGCCTTCTGATCTCCTGCAACGTTTCCGGAAAGTTCCAGATATCTGTCACAAAGCAAGCCAATAGACATCTTTTTCTAATTTCTAGCACTAATGCCTTAACCTTTCTTGCATCAACTTCTCTAATAACATTTCCCTTAGAATCCTCACCCATATCATCTTGCCCAAACGTAAAGATCATATCACACATGTTCATGCCCGTCGGACTAATATGACCTAACGCAAACCCAAACAAGTCATTCTTCACCGCTGGATCACCGGCCGCATGATAAATCATACTTGCCTGACCTAACCAGTCAGATCCGTCATCATTCTTTATATCACAGACGACCTTAACATCGCCATCTTCAGTCTTGACTTCAGAAAACGTAACTATAGGATTGGACGTTCCCCTCATACATCGTTCAACATGACTGAACTCTCTGAAGTATGTTTCGATTGCATGGTTTGGGACTGCACCATAGTCTCGCATAGCCGTTTCAGGATTTCTTCTGAATTCATCTTCCAGATCCTCCATTGTAATTGTCGGATTAATCTCCCACGTTGCACCATGATCAACCAGTACTTCCGGAATGTTTTTACTTTTCATGTACAGTTCGCCATAAAAGAAATCATCCACAAGAATAGGAGAAGATATAGCAATCCTTTTACCGTCTTTACCGAAAGTCTTTGCACCTCTGGACAACGTATCATAAACCATTTCTGCAGATGCTGCACCCCCGGTTTGCTTTAGTCTTGCCATCTCATCGAAGACGCTACAAATCACATTCTTCCCAGCAAGTGAAGCAGAATTCGAATGCTCAGAACGGAAGATCACTCTTCCGTCCCCAACCGGATAAACGATCTCATTATGTCTTGGAATTTTCTTCTGTGCTTTCCACCACTCCGAGTTATCGAACCTTGCCTTTATATGTGCGAACACAGTGTCTTTTGCCTGCCGATCACTAGCCGCTACATTAATAATAAAAATTTCAGTACCGGGTGGCAACCCATAAAACGCACAAGGGTTCCCCATCTGGATAAGCTTATACCCTATAAATGTGGCCCCAATGCTTGCCCACGTAGTCTTCCCACTCCGCATCCCCCAACATATTACAGCATCTTTATACTTCGGCTTCCCGGTATCAACCATCTCAAAGAAATCTATTAGTAAACTCTCTTGCCTAGGGAACAACCAATCTATACCAAGGATCTCCTTAGTATAGACCATTATATCATCTACGGCCGCCAGTTCGACCTTCATCTGATGAATTAAATCGCTCAAGGTATGTCCACCGTAACGGCCTCAATATCCGACCAATCTGAGTCCGTGTAGTATGTTGCTTGGGCCTTAGCCCTATAAAAGTAACTTCCATCTGTTTTGCCCGTAACCGGAAAGTTTGTATTCCCACCATTATATACTTCAGTCCACCCAGTCCCGTCGTCTTCCTCGAGTACATAATTCGTTGCACCATCAACCGTACTCCACTGAACAGTATAATCACCCGTTACGTTAGGAGATACTAATGGCGCAATCTCAGGTGGATCTAACTTTGGCTCAGCAACCTCATTCACAATTCCAATCTGAAATTGACTTATCGTATACACCACACCACCAGTATACCTCAATTCCACCTCAGCCATATACTCCCCATCATCTGCCGTATCTGATGCGTCAAGCGTCACATAACATTTACCATCAGTACCAGGCACATTGGATATAACACATGGCTTCGTTACCTTTCCATCCTCCTCTCCTATTCTTGCCATCTTAAATAGAATCACCGAAACAAGGCTAAGATCGATTATCTTGCCCTCCGCGTCCGATAACTCAAATTCAAAGGACGGCGTATCATTCTGAACAACTTCGATCCTTTCCATTATATTCGCCTCGCGGTAAGCTTTACCGGAAACACATATTTCGGCTGTACGAGCCCCGGCTCTGAAACACTTCTCAGATATATCAAATCCGTATAATTCTCATCATAAGGATCCACATAGATAGGCGTCCCGATATCGTTCCAGTTCTGGTTGTCATAAGACCACTGATTCATATTATCCTTAGTGAAGGTGATCTCCGGCTTATCAGTGCCGTCACTATAATAAGTCCAGACACCATCCGCCATTGAAATCAATTCCAAATAAACATCGGTATCCGGCTCACCATCACTCTCCGTTACCTCTGCCCATGAGTCATATGGCCTTAAACTTATAGGGTCCTGCTTACCTGTTCTCCCATACAGACTAACATTAGACAATGGACTTCCGCCGCTATCAACCATAGTTAGAGCATTTTGCTTCGCAATAATTAATCTACATGTATGCCACGTCGCCCCACTCACATCGATATCACCCTGTAATAAATCTGACCCCTTATCAATAATCCAGGGCCCACCAGCATCAACCCCAAACCTCCATTTATGTGCCCCTTGCGTCAAATACTGACAATTAATAAACTTCACATAATGTTCATCGCGGCCATATGAATTAGCATTACCATATTGATTACTTACAGCCGGGCCCGTAGATTGATTTTCAAAGGTACAATTCTCGAATTCAAAACCAGATACTGAAGATGCACTTGTAACTCTTAAACAACCCAAATTGCACGGTGCATTAGAAACATCTGACATAATCAAATGCATATTTTTCATATATCCTATAATACCTATATTACCATTAGCGAGGGCATAACCACCCGGCGAAAAGTTATAAGCACCAGTACAAGTAATCTTACCCGACCAATTATCCCATTCTAGATAAGCAGCCTTACTGGTATTCTCAATACTACTAAAGAACGACCCTGTTAATACTAAATCAGGATTTAGGATATTCAGTCCTCTAAAATAACATGTACCTCTTGTTGACAAATATATATTTCCGTATATCGAATCAATAGAATCAAAATCAAACTGCACCCATTCCATTACGTGCGTAGGCCCCTTATATGATACTCCCGGATCCGTATATATTAAGCGACTAACCTGCCCCCCATCAAGGATAATAGGCTTAGCCTGTGTACCAATCATCTGTACTCCTGTGATCCAAGAAGCCGCCCCTGCGAGCGCCGTACATTTGTGATATGAAAGACCATCAACCTTCAGATCTAACTTAGCGCCAGGCTTTATCTGATGCACTCCCTCCGTATCAAAGTGAACCTCACCATATAAATTCATTATTGAATCTTCATCATTGATTAGAATACCACCATTCTCAATACTAATGGCCCATCCGCTACCCATACCAATACTAACACCACTGCCCACAGGAACCGTAATCGGATGCCCAACCTTAATGATCACCCTATCATTCTGCGTAGGCCCCCCAGCAGGCGGCGTCGGCGTCCACTTAGTTATATCATCCCAAACTCCTCCCCCACCGGATGAATCATAATCGGTCATGGGCTCCCTCCATAAGTGTCAAGAAGATCCTGAAGCGTCGCCTTCGCCTCAGCATACTCCTCACTATCAATCTGATCAACGGCCGTTTGTATGCCCTGCATTATCAGACTTTTTTCTATCATATTTGCCGTAACTGCTTCCATAAGGTCCGAGTTTCTTTGGTTAAGTGACTTTATAGCATCGGCAGTAATGTCATCGGCCATTTACATATCTCCATTATATATAATATATTCTTGAAATATCGTAAATATATGCCCACGAACGGTATTATAATCATTCGAGTGCCCGTCCATTACTAGGTCGGAATCACCCATTACCATCACCTATGACCGCATAGCTAAACTCACATACATAGCCAAATTAACCCTCAATTCACCAGGGTCGAATGTCTTCTTTACGACCTCATCATATAGGATATCGAGTCCTTCATCTCCGTTTTCAGCAAACGTGAATAATGCCGGATTAGGACTTTCTTCACCAGACCATTCCTTTAGTTTGCTGTTATCAGAATAACGAACCAAGTCAACATCGATATTCGCACCATCATTATATCTCAGGAGATACTCATCACCATCAGCCACTATCTCTAAATGTGTTACACTTATAGCCATAATCTCACCATCCTTTCCCCTCAATCCATAACATCATGAACCACTCCGGAGTTGATCTGTTCTGTGGTGTATTGGTCGTAATTCCTATAATTGGCGGCCTACGCCGATCAAAACTCATTCTACCTTCCGCTATGTACTGCCAAGGGAATACAAAATATGGCGTATAACTATCGTATGTCTCATGGGTCATAAACGGTTGGTTTGGTGCAGGATACCAAAGCACTCCTACTACAAAATTTTCTTCCTGATAGACAATATTGTAAAGGCCCCCATCTCCATGATATAAACAACCCGGGTAGTCATCATCGTCAAGATACATTGAACTTTGACTATTATTCAACAGTATCGCTGATCCATTCCAAGCTGAAGGATCACCAGGTGTTACTTCATATGCACCTACTCCTGGGATACAAAAATCACAGTGTATTATTACTCTACCATCAGATTGCACAACCATATTAATAGAGCGCATTACACCCATTTGATTCTGAAATACCATTTTATCATTAGCAAGCCACGTTGAACCATTATCGGTTGTTTCCTGATAATAATACTCACCAGGACCGAAATCAATCCATGCAACAGAAAACATACCGGTAGAATGACCTTCGACCGTAACAGCAGCGGCATCAGCCCCACCTATACTATATGTAGAGGCCGATATTGCGCCCTCGGCCGAAAAACCACTAGGTATATCGTCACAATCCATCGTAGAAAAGTATATCTGGGAAGTATCATCATTATACATAACTAACATCAAGATATTGTCATCATTGATTGATGCATCCCATGCCCATCTAATAAGATCAAAATCACCACCGTCATGTGCCAAAATATGTGTGAAACCGTCACCTGGATTTTGTGGATCACTTGGGAACCTAAAATCAAGAGGCGTATTCTGATACCAACAAAAAATATCACTTTCATTAGCACCATATTTGCGTGCTAAAACCCATAATCTGTGGTTCTTATCAAATAGTGAAACTACCTCGTCAACTTGATGTGTACTATAAAGCAGCCAATCGTGCTTCTCTAATATTTCACCGGTATCAATATCCTGAACGACCGCCAACATGAAAAAATTATTATTTAACCCGTCCTTATATGGCATAGCAAAATATCTCTTACCGCTATCCTCTGTCACCGCAACTCTCCTTTGGTTCTGAGGATTATCCGAAAAACACTGTACCTGTTCGGTATCATCCATTTTCTTAATGTAGTGTGCTCTGTATATAGGGTCGCCTCCACCACCACCTGAAGGGGTATCCCAAGTGCCATCATCTTTCAGATACTTACCCGACGGCGAACCAGCGGCTATCGGATCTGTCCCATCACCGTGATCACTACCATGTACTGTAGGGTCTCTCGCATCTGAAAGTCTTGGGTCATTTCCTTGACAGATAGTACCGCTTCCACTTCCATATGTAGGTGCCAGAACAGCGTCGACATCATCTCCAGTGTTTGTAATTCCATTGGAACCGGCTACAGTATCTGTCTGCCCTCCACCTGCAGCAGCTCCCCACGATGACCCATCGAACTCATATCTCAGGTCCTCATCAAGAACCCTTAGGGTGAAACCTTCAGTAGGTACTACTTCATCGAATCCAGAACCATTGCCTTGATAGATATTATCTTTCGTCCATCCGTTCGCAGTTGCAGTAGCTAGGTACCTATCACCATCGGTCGGTGTCGGAAGCCCTCCTGTAGGATCAT